TTTGTGCTTTTGTTTTTTTCATTGTTTAATACCTCCGGGTTCATACCCTATACATCTATAGAGTAGTATAAAACAAAAAATCACTGGAATAAAGTGAATTATTCCAGTGATTAAACAATCAAAAAGGATCTTATTTTGAGAAGTTTGCTTTATAGTCTTCAAAAGCATCTTTCCAGAACTTTTGAACTTTCTGATTATAGTCAGTCCAAAAACTCTTAACTTTACTATAATCTAAATAATCTAATGGGTTAAACATAATTATCTCCTGTAGTTATAGTATATATAATTACTTTTTTTCACATTTACAGGCCCCTAGTAGAGCACAAATATTTATTTTAAAATAATAGATACAATTTATTTTTGATTTGGAATAAACCATTTATCAATACTATCATCAAAATCTCTGTAGTCTATTGTAATTTCATCTCCTATTTTTATATCTTTTAAAGCAATTCCATCATCATTAACACTTGGATCGTCACTATGATTTAAATATTTTTCATGATCAATTCCTAAAACTACAATTTTAGATCCTTTTTCTCTTTCATAAGCATAATTATCAATAAGTCTTGCAAGAGCTAAAGGCATTCTAGGTAAATTTTCTTTGTCAAATTCTATTTCAAATTCAGGTCTTACTTCTTTTATTTTTTCTCCTTTCTTTACATTCTCTTTTGCAAAAACTCCTACACCTTCTATTTTACTTTTATCTAAGTAAGTATCAATTAAAAACATGATACAATTATCGACATCTCCATCTTCTTCTAGCTTGCCTTAATCTACTATTAGGATCTCGTGCAGCTTTAGGAAACATTTTCATTTGACCTGCTGATCTTGCGCAATATGATTTTCTTCTTGAAGCTCTTTTACCAGTTGGATTTTTTTCTGTAACCGCTGTACTTAATTTAGAACCTGGATTAGCTCGTCTATATGCCATAACACCTTTACGTGTCATACCAGCACCAGATTTAGTAGGTCTAAAATTTCCAGATTTTACAGAAGTTTTAATTGGATTTTCTTTTCTCATATTCTTCCTTGTCCATTATATTTTTTTTTACTCACAGATTTATTTGGTCTTTTAGAATGTCTTCCTGGTCTTTTCTTTTTAGTTCTTTTAAAAAATAAACCTGTTCCGTACGGATTACTTTTTTTTGCCATTTTTTTTCTTTGGCTTTTTTACACTCATCGATTTTTGTAAACGACCTAAACCAGAACCTGAACCAGCTGATATTTTCATACTTTCCTCTTATCGTAAGGATTTGGTTTATCTTTATTTTTAAATTTTTCTCTACGTCCTTGAGGATATACATCTTTTTCTAATGGAGATTTTTCTTTAGAGATAGGAACTACTTCAGCGACTTCTTCTACATCATCTTCTTCTCTTGATGAATCTTGATCTTCCATATATCCTTCATCATCAAATAATTTTTCTTTAGAAATATTTTCAAATTCTACATCTAAAATATTTTTAGTAACTTCTTCTGTAGTTTTTTTAACCATATTATCCTCTTGATCTATCTTGATTCTTTTTAAAACCATCTTTATCAAATGATTCAATGCTTCCTATATATTCAATATCTGGATCAAAGTAAAGTTTCTTTCCATTATTCTTTTGTTGTTCTTCTCTAATGTAATCTATTTCTTCTGGAGTTAAATAGTAATCACCTTGAAGTTGTATTCCTTCGTCTATTAAATCAATAATTGGAGTTTTTTTTACCATTTTTTTTCTTCATATTAGATTTAGAAGGCATTAAACCTTTTTCTAATTTTTTGGTATTAACTTTTTTAATCATCGTCAGCTTCTTTAATGATGATCCCTTGTGGTTTGATTCCAATTAAACCTTGCATAAAATTCTCACGATCAACTTTTTCTTGATCTACTTGTTTTACTATATCATTTCCATTATCTTGCATTGCTCTTTTAAGCATCGCTGCATCTTCTTTAGCACTTGGAAATTTTTCGTAAAATCTTTTATTAGAAGCTTTTACATCTTCTATTCCATATTGTTTATTATTCTTCGCCATCTAAATCCTCCGGTTTCGATAATCTTTGTGAAACTATACCTTGAAAACAAGTTTGTGTAAAGCTAGGAATCATCATATCAGATATAGGGTTTTCAGGGTGATCTGCATAATAAGATATACAAGGAGTTCCTTTCTTATCCCATGCAACTAAAGCATATCCCTTTAAATCCATTCTATCTGTAATAGCTATCGCAGCGCTGTGTAAACAATCTATAACTTTATCATTTTCGTGACGAGCCAATACTCGTGATGATGGCTTACGATTGAAAACGTTAAGAGTAATAACGTTTGTGTTTCCTGTACTTTGTAACTTTTTCGTCATAATCTTCTTCAGGGTCATCTGGGTGTACTACTAAAAATCCTTCTCGTATTCGCATAAGAGCTTGTACACATGTATCATGTACGTCATCATGCTTTCCATAAGGAAATTGAGCAGACTCCTCAATTACGTCTTTAGTCCATTCTTTATCAAGTGTAAAGACTAATCCACCTTCAAACATACTTGCAACTCCATGCGTTCTTGAAATTTTATCTCTTTCTGGAGAAAATGTAATTACAGGAACACCTGATCTTCTCATATCTTGTATTAAAGATTGACCCGAGGCTCGTTTTTCAATTAATACTCCATCGGGCATCCATTCTCTATAACTCTCTTGTGCACGTTTTCTTAAATCTGGATATTCTAATCTTTCTTTCCATGCGTCTAATAATATACATGCAGCATAAGGTTTATTTTCTTCATCACGAGCTGTAAATACTCCCCACGTTGTACATGCACTAAAGTCTGCTGTAGAGGTTGTACTAAACGCAGTATCATAAGATTGAATCACATAACTTAATACTGGAATTTTTTTCTCGCTATATATATTCCACCAATTTCTTTTAATAATGGATCCTTCTTCATTAGAAGGTTGTTGTTGATAAAGCGATTGCCATACTCGTTGACCTACTGTATTTTTTATTTTTTCTAAATCTTCTTTAGAATATGCTTCTGGCCATAACGCATTTCCTTCTGCATCTATTGCTGGTAAGTCTAATACTTTCCATTCTTCTTGTGAATCTTGCAAAATGAAACCAGCTAAATCATCTTGGTGCCATCGTGTTTGAATTAAAATTATTTTACCACCGGGTTGTAATCGTGTGTATGCAACTGATTTATACCAATCTATTAAATTTCTACGTTGAACTTCCGATTCCGCATCTTCTCTTCCCTTTATAGGATCATCTATAATTAATAAATGAGCACCTCTACCTGTTATCGCTCCTCCAGCACCGACCGCACTATATGTTCCACCTTGCATTGTATGAAAACGTTTCGCACTTGTAGAGTCAGATCGTAATCCTACTTGTGGAAATACTTTATTAAAATCAGGTGATTGAACTTGATTTCTTACTTTACGACCAAAGTCGTCAGCTAACTCTTGAGCATATGTCGCTTGTATAATAAATTCGTTTGGATTATTTCCTAAATACCATGCTGGAAAAAATTCACTACACAACATAGATTTTCCATGTCGTGGTGGCATAAAGACCGCAAGTCGTTTTAATTCTCCTGTCTCTAATAATTCTAAATTTTTAGAAATTAATTGTATATGAGCAGGATCTTTATATCCCGGATACATATGTTTAGCATATGATAATAAACTTTTACGAGAGCTATTTGTATTTAATAAATTTTTAAAAAATTCTATTGCATCAAGCGCACGTTTATCTTTAGTTTTCTGATAAAGTGTGATCGCTTCGTTTAGTTTGCGTTTGACTGTTTGTTCTAGCATGTTGAAGTCCTTTTCCAATTCCTCCTAGTTGATTATATATATTAAATAATTCTTTTAATCTAATAAAGGGATCTCTTTTTTTAGCAAGAACTAATTCCCATGCTTCTGATTTTTGACCTATTTTATTTAGATACCATGCTATTTTATAAGCATCTCTATATCTTAAATTTTTCATACGTTCACTATGTAAATCATTAGGATCGTTAGGATTTCCCTCATTATATTTTCTTGCTTGAAAAGTTTCATCATTATTATTACCAGTAATGTCAGCTCTATCGTGAATGATCTCGATATCTATATCTCTCATTATATCTAACATGTATGCTATCTCGCTGATCCATGCATCGTTTTGACCATGTAGACTGATATGATCTAGTAACATAAACCAATCTCTTAGAAAAATTGGAAATATCGCATAAGGATGTGATGTTTGTTCTTTTACACGAAGCACACGAAAATTGGATCCACGATCCATGATTTTAGCATCCCAATTATAAGTTGTCATTAAAGCATCATCGTTAAAAAACATTAACCATTTACCATGAGCATAAAGAGCTAGAGTATTATTATACTTATGAATATTTTCATAACCCATAGGTTTAAAAGTAATTAAACCTTGATTTGGATAAGAAGTAGTTTTTAAAAAATTTATAGTATCTAAATCATCTTCGTCAACTGCAAATAGAAATTGTAATCTATCGGGATATTTAGAAGTTTTAATTAATGACTCTATCGATTTTTTTAAAGTATTAACTCGCTTACGTGTAGGAAGTAATATTGTAATGTTGATCATTCGTATACCCTAGAGTTTATAAGCTCTAGGGTAAACAAAAAAGTTTATTTATTCTTCGTCAGAATCATCATCGTCTGAGTCAAAATCATCTTGATCCGAGGATCCTGATTCTGTATCAGCGT